CTCGCCAAACCTAGCTCAAATTCCTTCTACAAGAGTTGAGTATGGTAAAGATTTTAGATCGCTGTTTAAAGCTCCTTCTGGAAAGGTCTTGGTAGGTTGTGATTTAGCTCAAATCGAGTTGAGATGTTTAGCGCATTACTTACAACCTTACGATTCTGGAAAGTATATTAGAGAGATACTTGAGGGTGATATACATGAAGCTAACAGGATTGCTTCTGGTCTTGAAAAACGTAGCGATGCCAAGGTTTTTATATATGCTTTAAATTATGGAGCAGGTGATACTCTTCTTGGTGAAATTGTTAATGGTGGAGCTAAAGAAGGTAAAGCTTTGAGACGTAGATTTATGAGTAAGATGCCGGCTTTTGCAAAGCTACTCAAAGACTTAGAGACGCAGATAGACAAGAAAGGTTATCTAACAGGAATTGATGGTAGAAAGCTTAAATTTAAAGCTCACCATGTTCTTCTTAATTACCTATTACAAAGTTGTGGATCGATAGCGATGAAACAGGCAGTTGTAGATTTTTCTTTGGCTGCAAAACATCCATATGAAATCCACGCAAATGTCCATGACGAGATACAGTTTTCTTGTCTGGAAGAACACGCAAAAGATCTTGGAAGAACTTTCGTTGCTTCTATAGAAACAGCAGGTAAAAAATTAGGCATCAAATGCCCACTTGATGGAGAATTTAAAGTTGGTAAAAACTGGGCAGACACACATTAATATGAGCAAAAAACAAACCGCAGTAATAGATGGAGACATGATTGTCTATCGATCAGCATTTAGTTCTGAAAAAGAATGCCAATGGGATGATGACATATGGACTCTACAAACTTCTATGACTGATATGAAAACCATATCGGATGACACTATAGATTCTATACTTAAAACAACAGAATGTGAGGATTACATTGTAGCTTTTTCTGACAAGACAAATTTTAGGTATGATATATTTCCAGAATACAAAGCAAACAGAAAGACTAAAAGAAAGCCTTTAGCTCTGAAAGAGATTACAAAATGGGTTTACGAAAAACACAATGGCATTTGTTGGAAGAATTTAGAAGCTGACGATGTCATAGGTATACTTTGTTGCACTAATAAAAACTATGTAGCTGTTAGTGGAGATAAAGATTTCTACACCTTGCCTTGCGTTTTCTTTAACTTTCTTAAGGATGAAATAACAGAAACAACTTTAGAAGATGCTGACTACAACCACCTTGTTCAGTCAATGTCTGGAGATACTGTTGATGGGTTTTCCGGTGCTTCCGGTGTAGGCCCAAAGACTGCTAAAAAACTTTTAGATAAGAACGGAGCTACTTGGCAAACTGTAGTGGACACTTACATTAGCAAAGATCAAACAGAAGACGAAGCTCTTTTAAACGCTCAATTGTCTTACATTTTAAGAAACGAAAACGAATACGACAAAAAGAAAGGAACAGTGAAATTATGGAAACCAAAGCAGAAGTAATAAAAAGACAGCCATTGCCTGACAGCGGTAAACGATCAGAGTTTGAAACTGGAAGTGTAAGAGATGCTTGTGAAGGTAAAGGTATCCCCTCTCTTATACCTGTTTCTGCTTTGCGCTCGGTTGCAAAAAGATTCGAGGATGGAGCAACTAAGTATGGTCGGGATAACTGGAAGAAAGGACAACCACTTAGTCGTTATGTAGACTCACTCAATAGACATCTTTGGGATTATCTTGATGGATGTCAAAAAGAAGATCATCTGGGTGCAGTCATCTGGAATGCTATGTGTTTGCAGCAGACAGACCAGTGGATTAAGGAAGGTAAATTACCCCCTAATTTAAGGGATATTTGAATTTGTTCGGGTATAGGAAGAATAAAACACCAAAACATGGCACGAAAACGTATAAAACTTACCTCAAAACATAAAGATCCTAAAGGGGGTCTTAATGCAGCCGGAAGACGAGCAGCCAAAAGACAGGGCAGTAATTTAAAACCGCCAGTCTCAGCAAAACAAGCTAAGAGAAGTCCTAAAGCAGCAGGTAGGCGTAGGTCGTTTTGTGCTAGAATGGGAGGGATGAAAGGCCCGATGAAAGACAAAAAGGGAAGACCAACTAGAAAGGCTTTAGCTCTCAAAAAATGGGACTGCTCAAGTTTAGCATAAAAATTTTATGAAAAAACCAGGTTTATACGCCAACATTCACGCAAAACGTAAAAGAATAAAAGAAGGAAGTAAAGAAAAGATGAGAAAACCAGGATCTAAAGGCGCACCAACAGCTAAGAACTTTAAAGATGCTAAGAAGACTGCCAAAAAAAGAGGCAAGCTTCGCATCCACAAGAAGAGATATTAAAATGGAAGCTCCCTTTCCGATTGTGTCGAGTGAGTTGGTGAGTAGACTCGACGAAATATTCCCACCAAAAGAATTTAGTCCAAAGGATGATCTAAGAGATATGGATTATTACTTTGGTCAGCGTAACATCGTAAACTATTTGCGAGCAAAAAACGCAGAACAAACAGAAAATATTTTAACAAACAACAATAACAGAAACTAAATAAGATGTGTTTATCCAGACCAAAGATGCCGTCACAGCAAGTGGTTAATCAGCCAGCACCTATGGCCCCACCACCACCAACGCCTGTTGCAGAAGAGGTAGAGGACAAAAAGAAAAAAAGGAAAGACACAATCAGCCGTAGGGGTACTTCCTCTCTTACAATTAGAAGACCTTCAGTAAGCCTTCCAACAACAGGAAGCGGAGCCAATATTAATTACTAAAAAATAAACTAAAACATATGTCATCATACATAACAAATGTAAACATCGCCAGTTCGGGTGC